TTTTGTAGAGGGCGAATCTTTTGAGGACGCTATCCACGACATAATTGGGTACATGGTACTCTTAAAAGGGCTGCTGTTGGAGCAGATGCAAAATGATCCTTTACGACTCGACTGAAGATCCTATCAAAGTATGGAACCGCTGGGCTAAGCAGAACGACCCTGTTCTTAGAGCAAAACGCTGGGTTAAGCTTAAGTTTATAAAGTTAAAACGCTCTATTGGTTTTAGGGGCATGAGCTGATGGACAAAATCACCCGCACGTTGAAGGATAGCACTGGCGTTAAGGCTAAGAGAGAGTATTGTGTGTACACACAAGAAGAGGCTGACGCTGCTGGCATAGAGTACGTCCACTACAAGAAAGCCAAGGAAGCGGGAGAGTGGGTCATATCAGACGATGGCTACGTTGCCCAAATCATCAGGGCTAATGGCCCGTACTCCTTTAGGGGTCGGGACAAGTACGAGTTTATCCTGCCGTATTGCCGCGTCTGGAGTACAGGCAGCAGCCGCCAGCTTAAGTACGAGGATTTCCGTGATGCTGGCGTATATTCTTGGCACAGCCCTAAGCGCTCCTACGAGTACTCTTTGGCTGGCAAACGTTTTAAAGAGGCGCTTAAGAAGTATGCTTTTTTGTACGTCACGCAAAAAGGAGTACTATCCGAAGACCAATTAAAAGAAGTAGGGAATATATACCGACCCGATCAAAAAATACCCGAAGCAACTTTTTTAAGGGCGGTACGAACTAAAACTGGAAAGGCTATGCTTAAGAGCGAATTGACTGGGCTGATGGCAGAGCATGGCATTACGCCAGCGCATGTCATCACCCAGCATCAGCAAATCATACAGGACGCCATTGACTCTGGTCAACTTGGTGTTGCAGAAAAGGCGAACAAGCAGTTTATTGAAATGCTTGATCTTGTACCAGACAAAGTAACTGTTACAGAAAAACTTGAGGGCGGCATTAGGTTTGACCACCTTATTGCTGCTAAAGAAGAAACCAAACTAATTGACCAATGAGCTATAAAATTTGGCCTACCGCCGCTGGATACTGCGTTATTGACTCTGAGAGCAACAACGCTGTAACGGACTCAATGGACAAGCGCGCTGCTATGCGTACTGCGCACGAATACAACATTAATGGCTTGCCCTCTGCAAAAGCCCCTAAAGTTGTAGAAAAACCCGTTGAAACCAAGCCAGCACCCAAAAAGCGTGGACGCAAAAAAGCAGAATAACCGCTGTCATATTTGCGGAAAAGATTCTACCCAGTGGGTAAAAGATCCAGTTGAAAATATTAATTGGGCCGTTAGACTTTTTCCTACAAAATCAGGATCTTACGTCTGTACAATTTGTGACCCGCAGATTGAGGCAGATTGGCGCGCAAGTAGGCGCGTCAAGAAAGAAAACCAAACATCTATGTTCTGATGAACGAGCAGCAACTCATGGAAATGCAGGGCGCTATTGATGCGCTGATGCAGATTAGAAAGCGGAGAGCTATTGACTCTGCTCAAATGGCTCTTTCTAAAGCCATGGAGTACCGCAAGCAGGAGCCCAAAATGGGCTACTACGGTATGTCTGCTCTTGATCTTGCTATGGATAAGCGAGAGCTAATGAACATGATGCTTGCTTCACCGCAAGCCCGCGTTGCTTCTGGCGCTAAACAGCTCCAGCACGTTAATCAGTATGGTCACTCTCAATCCAAAAACGTTTTGTATAGACGATAATGGAAGAAGAAGAAGTAGGACAAATCGTACCAGAAGACGCTGGAACAGGCGTTAATTTTAATGCCATGATGCGAAGAATGGCGCGGGAAAGCATTGCTGGCGCTGGCCCTAGCACTAACATAGACGTTGAAACTCTTAGGGCAACCGCTGCCGCGCTGGCTCAAAAAGCGATGGCAATTCTTAGCGATGAGTCAGCAAAAGGCCGTCCTATTGGTGGCATAAACGATATAGCTGCCGCCATGGGTAGGCGGCTATATCAGTCTATGGCAAGGGAAGAAACACAAGCAGAACCACCTTCAAAACTTACCCAAGAGCGTCCCATTGAGGCCATTCCTCAGTTGGCAACAGAAATTCTTCCGCAGCGCGAAGCACCACCTGCACTTACAGAGAGTCAGGAAAGAAAGTTTAAACTTGCGATGCGAAATGCAAATGTTCCCTCTGTGGTTGCGAATACCATGTTGCAGTATGGCATTACTGGGAAGCAAGAAGCCGCGGCATTTTTAGCAAATGCGCAAGCCGAGTCTAACATTAACCGAGATTTATTTGAGCGCACTGATTTTGCGGAAGGTGGAGGCTATGTTGACGAAGGCACTGGAATTGACTGGAGGGGGCGCGGAGCGCTCCAGATTACTGGAAAAAATAACTATGAGCATATTTCAAAGATTTTAAATATGCCAGAAATTATGGAAAATCCAGACTTGCTTTTAGACCCAGCAATTAGCGCTGCGGCCTCTGCTGCATTTTGGCGCTATGGCGGACCAACCCAAGAGGGGGGATTTGTTTCTCAAAGAGCAACGCCAAGCGGAGAAATGTACCGAGGCGACATTGGAGAAGAGCGCCGATTTGCTGAATCAATGTATAGGATTACTGGACGCGGTGCAGAAAAAACGCCAGATAAATACCTAAATAGAAGGTACCCAGCGTACCAAAATTTTGTAGAACTGTTTAATGAAAATGAGTACGACTGGACAAGATAAAGTAGTTTCATCTAACAGGATTGGAACGGCTACACAAAGCCAAACAAAAGCAACGAATCGTCGCATCCACTGGTGACAAATCAGGAAGTATTTGATAACTGCGTAAAGGATATGCTTTTTATGGGTAAGGCTTGCTTACCCATGCTTTTTAGTGAGAAGAGTCCAAAGATGCACCGCGAAATAGTGGATCATCTTATGGACAAAAAGAAGGATCTTCTTAACATTATTGCTCCGCGCGGTCACGCCAAAACAACGCTAACCGCACAGGTCTACCCGCTATGGCACATCTTCTGCGAAGACCTTCACAATGGCAAAGCGCCTAAACCAAAGTTTGTCCTGCTAACCTCTAAGAGTAGGCAGTCAGCCGTTAACACGCTGACTACAATCAAAAACATTCTGGAGCACAATAGGCACTTCCACACCATCTTTGGCTATCACGGTAGTCAAAATGCCCAAACGTGGAGAGAGGATATTATCCATTTGGATAATGGCTCTGTGATTATGTGTAAGGGTTGGGAACAGCAGATACGCGGACTCAACATTGATGGTATGCGCCCATCTCTTATTGTTGGGGACGATATTGAAAGCGAGGAAAACACAAAGACACAGGATGCAGTTGATAAAACTTTTAGGCGATTTGTTCAGGCTATTATGCCAGCGCTGGGTAAGGGAGGGCGAGTTATTAATGTTGGTACGCCTCTGGTTCAAAACAGCTTGGTGTTTACTCTTGGCGAAATGGAAGAGTGGACAACGCTACACTATAAAGCAATCTATACAGAAGAGGGAGTGCAAAAGGCTCTCTGGCCTGAGATCTGGCCGCTAGACAAGCTGCTAAAAAGGAAAAAGTCCCTTGACGAGATAGGGCGCATTAGCTCGTTTTACCGCGAGTTTATGTGCGAAGTTATTGGTGACGAGGACCAGCTTTTTAATCACAGCTACCTACGTTACTGGGAAGGAGAACTAAAGACAGATGAAAACAAAAAGAGCTATCTGGTCATCAATGGACGAAATGTTCCTGTCAACATATTCATGGGAGTTGATCCAGCGTCCACGCTCTCGCGGCGCAGTGACTACACGTGTATCTTTGTTATTGCGATGGACGCAGACAGAAACGTCTACTGCATTGATTACTTGCGGAAACGCCTAAAGCCTATTGATGTAGCCAACCAGATTATAGACTACTACAGAAAGTACCACCCAATGAAAAGCCAGATTGAAACGGTTGGGTATCAGTCTATGATTTCAGACTACATACGAAGAGATAGGGGTATGTATATCCCTGGCCTTGATATAAAAAATAATCCGCGACAAGGAAAAACAGAGCGCCTAGAAGGGTTGCAACCAATGTTTGCGCGTGGTAACGTACATCTTAGGAAAAACCACAAGGAAACAAATAACATGGAAGATTTTCAAGATGAACTTCTTATCTTCCCACGAGGAAAGCATGACGATACTATTGATGCTTTCTTTTATGCAATAAAAGGCGCGTTCCCACCCTACCACGACGTTATTTTGTCTGATACGAAAAACAATCGTAAATTGCAAAATAAACGTACCTACGATTGGATGATAGAATGATTGGCGACCACTTTAATCCCAATACACACGAATACGAAAACCTAGAGCAGCCAACGCAGGACACTAGTACTGACCGCGACGTTGAGCTGACGGAAGAGCTGTATCAGCACTATTCTGATGCACAGTATGAGTGGTCTACTCGTGGACGAGAGTCAAAGGACTTTGTGCACAACGTTCAGTTTACGAAGGAGCAAATTGACGTACTGAACGAGCGAGGGCAAGCAGCAACGCCAATTAACGTTTTGTGGCCAGCAATGGAACAGGCCGTTGCCATGCTAACCGCTAACACGCCATCGTTTCAGGCAACTGCTGAAGAAGACTCTGACGTTAAAACAGCAAATGCAATTAGTGACGTTGTAAGTCACGACTGGTATAAGTCTCATGGAAACGAGCAACTTAAGATTGCTCTTTTTGACTACTACCAAACTGGTCGCGGTGTAATTCAAACCTACGTTGATCCAGATGCAGATTACGGCAAGGGAGCCGTGCGCTTTCGCGCTATTGACTCCCTGATGGTTTACCCAGATCCAAACAGCCGTGATCGTTTGTGGCGCGATGCAAGCCATATCCTAATCAAAAATCTTATGACGGCAGAGCAGATCCTTGCGATTTGGCCTGACGCAGCGGAGGTTTTGCCAGCAGCAGACACCATTCATGACAATTATGATGAGTTCACTTCTTCTCTTAAAGGTGATGGCGGGTTTGCTCGTGGTCGCGTTTATGATAACCACCATAGCCGCTATCAAATTCTTGAGCGCTACACGAAGGTTAGAATCGAGTATCAGCACGTTGCTGAGCGCCCAACTGGAGTTGAGCAAGTGTACCTGCCAGAAGAATTTGAGCAATACCTTGAAACTCCAGCAGTCATTATCGCAATGCCTGACGGAAGCCAGCAGTTCTTCATTGGAGACATGGTACAGCAAGCTCTTCAGCTCGTGGAGCAGGCAGAGCCAACAGAGGACGATCAGATCTATACCCTCCCCATTGATGAACAGGGCAACGTTGCCACCATCAAGCTCACCAACAACGCTGAGCTAATTGAGATTGGGCAGATTGTACGCCGCCGCGTATTGCTTGACCGCGTAATGCACGTGATTACGATTGGCAACCAGTTGTACTGGAAGGGATACTTGCCAATTAGCCACTACCCACTAACGCCTATTCATGGACGTTGGGATCATGACCCCTACCCCATGAGTGACGTTGAGTTTGTGCGGCCCATTCAGGAGTCTATCAACAAGATCCACAGTCAGATCATAGCCAACCTTGCTAACAGCACCAACGTCAAGGTGTTTGTTCCACGCGGCTCTGTTGACATGGACAACATTGAGATGGACTTTGCCAAGAGCGGAGCAGCCGTTATTGAGTTTGATGCTGAGATGGGAGTGCCACAGGTAATCTCGCCGCTTGCGCCTCCAGCCGCACTCTTTAGTTACGCCGCTGAGTTGCGTATGCAGATTGAGCGCGAGCTTGGGGTTTTCTCTGTACAGCAGGGTGATCCAACTGGAGCGCCCAACACCTATCGCGGTACGCTTGCTATTGACGAGTACGGTCAACGCCGCATTAAGTCCAAGCTTGATGACATTGAATCTGCACTGTCGCAGGTTGCTCGCGTTGCACTTCAGTTTATGCAATATGCCTACCGCGAAGAGCGAG